AAGTTTACAATTCTTAAATATGTCTGCACCTAAAAACTTTTTAACTACTGGTACATCAAACCCAATAATATTATGTCCAATAAATTCTTTAGTTTGTTTTGCAAACTCTTCAAATCTATTTAAATTTTTACCGTCTGTAAATTGATAGTAAGTATTATCATGCTTACAAACAATGCACCATATTTTATCTGCAGTCATTGTTGTTTCAATATCAAATACTACTTTATTAAAGGTCATCTACCTTAACCTCCTTCAATCTACCTGTATCAATATCATATCTTAAATCACAACAAGGTCCTGTCAATCCTGCAAATCTATTTTTTAATACTCTAACTCTTGTAGTATTTCTAATTTCAGGGTCATCGTTTTGAGCATCTCTCTCTAATCCAATTACCATATCACTTAACTGACCTATACTTGCTGAACCTCTAAGCTGTGATAAAGATGTTGCAGCACCTTCCTCATGTCCTTTACCATCTGGTCTTCTTAAATGAGATACAACTATCATAGATACTCCAGTCTCTTGAACTAATGTTCTAAGTCTAGTCATGATTTCATCTAATGCTCTTCGTTCATCTCCATGTGATTGGTCGGATACAATAATACTAACATGGTCTATGATTATATATTTACAATCCAAACCTTTAGCTAAGTATCTTACTCTTGAAACTATATTATCAATAGAGTTAGAACCAAAGTGGTCGAACATATATATTCTACCAGTACCTACTGTTGCATCAAAGTAAGTTTTCAATTCTTCTTTACTAACATGGACATCTGGTAAATGTAATCTTTGATTAGCTTCAATACTCATCAAACCTTTAGATGTAATGACTGGTGTTTCTTCTAACATTAACAAACCAATATTATCTTCAGTTGATTTTAACATATGATAAACTACTTCTCTCATCACTTGAGTTTTACCTAAGCCTGAACCTGCAGTAAATGTAACTAACTCTGATGGTCTAATACCGTATGTTAATTTATTCATTCCTTCAAATGGATACTGAACAAATGCTCTTGTTGTTGGTTTAGCTATCTCTTCAAATAAAACATTAGCATTTATAATACCATCAGGTGCATATAACTTAGCATCCCAAAAAGCTTTAGTATAAATTTGAATTTTATTTTTAGTTAAACAATCAGATGCATCTTTATATTCTTCAGGTAAATACATAATCTTACATTTACCTGGACTAAATAATTCTGCTACTTTTAGTGCACCTTCTTGTCCATGTTTATCATTATCAAAGTTAATAATAATATTATCAAAATTACTTTCTAACCATTCCAAACTTCCTTTAATATCTTTAACTGCTGAAGTAATTCCATTCTTAATACTAACAACAGGTGTGTCATACCTATCAGTCTTAAACATTTGATAAGCTGATAAACAATCTAACTCACCTTCAGTTATTATTATATATTTATTTTTTGAGAATAAATTTTCACCAAACAATCCAGAGTTTTTAGTATTGCCTTGTATACTAAATTCTTTTAGCTTAGTGTATCTAGTTTTGGTAGCTATCTTTGCACCTTGTTTATCATGGTACGGATAGTAATGATGTGTTATACTTCCAACAGAGTCCATCTTAACTGTGACTCCATACTTTTTGCAAGTATCTTCTTTGATATTTCTATCTATAATTTCTGCGTAGTTAGATTCTTTTAAGAAATCTTTTACTTGATATTCATTTACTCTATTTGTAGTTTCATGATTTGTTTCCATATTGTATTCCCTGATGTATTGTTGACAGGAAAAACAATAAGCTGAACCATCTTTGTTTAAAGATACTGCGTCAGTACTTTCACAAAGTGGACATGGTAAATGATACTTAACAAATCCATTTTTGTTTATGTCTTCCATTGTCGCCCTTTAAATTTTTAGTTAATTGTGAGAGAGCCAAATGGAGGCATTCGACTCTCTCATAGGAGTAAAGTATAATGACAACTATGAACATTATATCTTGTGGTTTTTAGACCTATTTAAAAATCACTATTGATTGATGAGCCATCCGAAGATGCGTTCTCAACCTCAAAAGATTCTTTAGGTGTATACTCAACCAAGTCTAAAACTTGTACTGCTTGTAAGTCTAAACCTTTACCAGTCTTACCTTTGTAATTCCAGTCATAAGATTTATACATTACTTTTACTTTGCTACCGTTACCAATTATTTTATCAATTGGTTTCTTATCAGCATCAACTAATTGTGGCTGTTGATTTTTATCACCATTAGCCTTTGATACTTTTCTTTTAAACTTAATGATGTTCTTTATAGTCTCATCATTAACAACGGTTTCTCCAACTTGGAATCCTTGCTTTTGAAATTCAGATGCTGTTGCATCATCAACTGATAAGTCAATTCTCCACATTGGTTCAAACTTTTCATTGGGTCTAGTTATTGATGCCCAATAAGCTGTTCCTTCTACTATTGCCATATTATATTACCTCGTATGTTGTTTAATTTATTTGACATGTCATAATCTATATCAAATTTTGTCATCCATGTCAACACTATTTGAAACTTTTTTTTCACTTTCTTCACTTAAAACTTTATCTATTTTCTTAGATAAATTAACCTTTTTATTTAATTTAATTTCTAATTCATTAATCTTTTTACCCATAGATTGTATATCATAATTAGCTTGTTCTAATTCAATTAAGATTTTTTTAATTCTTAAATCTTTATCTTTAATTGTTTTAAAAGCCTCTTCCTTTTCTTTAGTTAAGTCTAATATTGTATCTTTGTATTGACGAATTAAATCTTTATCAGCCATAATTATATACTGTAACAGTCCTCATTAAATAAATCTTTGATTGGTATAACAACACACTTACTTGCTCGGTAGTCTCCGATACTTTTAGTGTGAGTTTTTTTATACTTCTTAACTATCTTTCTTAATCTTGATACTCTAAAAACTAAAATGCAATGTTCTTTATTTTCTAATTCTAAAATATGAAACCACCATTTCGCTTCTGTCTTATCAATACCAGAAGGATTACCTCTGTATTCATATTCAATTGCAATGTTTCCTGTTTTTCTCCACCAACTCCTTTCAGTTTTAATTTCTACTTGTTCTTTACCAAGAAGATTTGCTACTCTCTTCTCTCTTATTTGACCATACTTTAAGTCAATATCAAACTTAGATGTGTTGTTTAATTTCACTATTTCTCACCTGTAAATGTACATAGATATTCTAAAAGAAATTTATTTAAATTAATATTTTTAAATCTCTTTTGATTACTATTGTTTTTAATTTTATTAAATAAACGCAGAACAAAATCAGAATTTAAATCAGCATAGTCACACACCAGTATAAAATCTTTATTGTTTTTATCAAACCACAAATTAGAATCTTCTATTATTCTTTTCTTAACATAACCCCATGCATGAATATCAACTCCTAAAGAATCTAATATAACTCTTACAAGTACTGACCTCCATAATAATATTTCTGGTGTTATAGTATAACCTGAAGAATCGTTTAATGGATTAACAAATGATTCAGTTTTAAATAACATTCCTAATCCTTTTTAATATCTTTTGTAGTGACTGTTTTATTTTTTCTGTTAACATTTTTAATTTTTTCTTTAAAACTTTTCTCATCTATCTCCTCTATTGTTGCTCTTGTTTGTTTAACTTCTTTACTAACTATGATAGCCTTCTCACTAAAGTTAATTTTATTTTTTAATTTGTTTTCATCTTTTACATCTTCAAAGTAATCCTCAATTTGTAAATCTAAATTAACATAAGATTTTTTTAAAATAAATTTTGTCATAAATTATTTAATATAATACTTTCCTTTTATAATATACTTTTTAGTTTTAAATGTTGTATCTACTTCTAGTATTCTTAGAGATAAATATTTTTTAATTAATCTTTGTATTACACCTGCATTAACTTGAGGAAACTTTTCTCTTAAAGCTTTTATCAAATTTCTTTTCTTATATTTATTATTATCTATTAAAGAAAATAAAGTATCTGATATTTCAGACTTAATAGATTTTTCTACAGTTGGTTTTTCCTTTTCAAACTGTGAAACATTTATTTTATATTTATTTAAAAGAGTATTAAAGTCCTCAACACTACTCCAACTATAACACATTCTAGGCATACTTAGATTAGCTAACAGCATACCTAATTTTTCTGTCTCCAAGTTATCATATTTATCTAGATATGTAAACACTTCATTATCTAGTGGTACATCTTTATATTTTTTAGACTCATCATACATCATTATTTATACTCCTTTATTATTTCTAGTGCCCTAGCCATTGCTGGAATCCTTTTAATATATCCTTTAAACTCTAGATAACCTATCATTTTATGTACGGTACTGATAGATTTTAAGTTCATATGTTTTTTAATCTCTCTAAATGTAGGCATATAATTATTTTCTTCCTTATATTTTTTTAAGAAATTAAAAAGTTTTATTTGTCTAGGTGTTAACATATTTTCCTCCAACCATTT